CGACGAAGGGAAAGAAGTCGAAGGGCAAGCGCGGTCAGAAGGGTGCTGAGTAGTCGTATCCCTAACTCGTATCTCTAACTCAGGAGGATCAGTGGCTACTAAGATCAGGTTCACGTTGACATTTCAGAACGAGCAGGGACAGATTGCGAAGATCATCTCAGGCGAGCCGAGGGAAACCAGCGCGATCACAGTCTCGAACGTCATCGACGAGGCTCTCATTGTTCAGGCCTACCTCACCAGGGTCATGGGGATGAGGGCGAACATCGAGACGAGCTACGTTGACGATGACGGGAGCGAGACGAAGAAGGACATTTCGTGATTCCACTTCACGTCCTCGACGGTAAGATCGAGCGCAAGCACAAGCTCATTCGCTCCTATGAGGGGCTGCTTGAGTATTGGCGCGGGCCTCGAATCCGTGGGTCATCTGCTCGATTGAATCAGACCGACGAGTTCATCGCTCATCAACTCATGTCCTGCCGGTACGAACTGGACAAGGTGGAGCGTCAACTCGAACAACTGACTGTGCTGAGAGTGAAGGTCGTCGCCAAGATGCAGGAGGAAGCGGCGCGGTAGTTTACCGGGGCTTGTCCGATGTGGGCAGGCCCCGACTTTATTGGAGCGAGTGTGTTCAAGGACTTCCGCATCTTCATCTGGTCACTGGTCCTATCGTGGCTGATAACTCGGCTAATCAGGTGGGTAGCATCATGAGAGTCTACATCATCGTCATGGTGAGGGACATTACCATCTGCTTCCTCGAATCGGTCTGGGATACCTACGAACTAGCGATGGCAGAGCAGCGTCGTCTAGAGAGGATAGCTCCGGGCGAGGAGTACGTCGTCATAGCACGCGACATTAACCAGCGATTCTCTCGTAAGACACACAAAGAGGAGAAGCTATGATAGGCTGGCTGGGGGTGATACTCAGAGTTCTAACTCTCAAGCCGTGCCAATTCGTGCGGCTCGACAATGATGAATGGTGGTGCGAGACTCATGGCATCATCATGATCCAGAAGGACGAGCCGACGCTCTGCTCCGATAGGAGATAGCCATGCGCCCTGTCTGTAAGCTCATGCCATACTCCACCTACACTCTAGCCATGCGTGTGCGTGATAGGATACGACGGCAGGGTGGCGGTGAGAGGGTGATTGCTGTCTGTGAGGACTGTAAGAAGTACCATCTTTATGAGGAGCTATTCGACTATGACTTTGCGCGTGAACTATCCCGACTCGCAGAAGCAAGACCGTCTCGTAAGCAAAGAGCAAATCGTCAGGGACATGGTAGGGATGATAAGAAGGGAGACGTGGTCCCGTTCCCAGATCGAAAGTCTCTATCAAGCGGTAGTGAGTAAGCTCGTCTCCAAGACCTGCTCGAAGTGTCTCAAGGTGAAGCCTGAGCTGGATGGCACCTTCATCTACCCGGATGGAGACATGAGCAAGCCCAAGAGATTCCTCTGCGTAGACTGTAAAGGGCTACCTTGACAGCCAGAATCATAAGGGGTAGAAAGATGGTCATCGCCAATCGTGTCAGGCTGGTTCTCAGAAGTGGTACCAAAATCATCTATGACAGCGTGACTCAACTGTCATTCACAGACGATGACAAGCACGGTCCTCTGATGCTTATATCTGGTTGGATAAGTGACATCACAGACGACAAGGTCATCACCATCGACAAGCACATGCTTAGGGATGTCATCATCATGGACGTCGAGTTCCACTCCTAGTCTCTAAGCAACTAGACACTTGACTTTTTGTAGCACTCGTGCTATGATTAGAAATGGCGCGGGCTGTTCCCATAAACCCTTGCGGGTCTAACACTTAGCGCCAACCCATGCCCGCTCAAGGAATGTCGCCACAAGTGAGGCTCAGAGATATGAGTGTGGTTTTCATCGAGTGCAAAACATTTCACGCAGAGTTTCCCGATTGGGTAGACGTCGGGTATGCCTGCTGTGGTGATTGCCATTCTCGTATCAATGCCTTGATCTACGTGCGACCATTCAAGCCAGAGTATCCTTCCGACTCTAATGCGGATTGGAGTCTCTGTATCGAAGCCCTTATCTGCTGCAAGATTTACGACATGGTCCGTGCCCTTCCGCGTGAGTGGTGGGTCAAGAAGGCCAAAGAGTATGGTGTCTATCGGGACGATAGTCGTGGGTATATCTACTCCGACAGTCCTGAGAAGAACACTGAGAGACCAGCCCATGCCAGAACAGTCAGCGCGACCATCAAAACCGAGCGCGCGAAAGCAGTCATCCGTCGTCAGCAGGAAGAGGAAGAAGAAGGTGGCCTCGATGCCTACCTCGCACGTCGTCGCAGGTAAGATCAGTAGGCGCATCCTTGACGAATACACAAAGGGCTATGAGCAGGGCTTCGAGTCTGCGTCTGGGACTTATGGAAGCTACTTCCTCATGAGTCAGCTAGAGGTCGAGGACATCATCGCTGTAATGGATAGGATGTATATCGACCACGAGAAGCACGCTCTCACTCACGGAACGCTGCGAAGGATGAACGACTATGTGCGACGTATGCGATAAGCTGGAGTCCTACATTCACATCCTCGATGGGCTTGATGCTCACACCGAGATGTGGAAGGCAGCGATCCACGAGCTTGGGACCAATCCAGCTTACGCAGATGATGTAGCCAGTGGACACTTTGCCACCATCCAGCAGGCCGACGAGGAAGCTCAACGTGTCAACTTCATCTGCAAACTAACAACTCGCTATGCTGCGATGCACAATCTAGACCCCGTGATTCTCGTAACCATTTTCGCTGGTGCTGTCCAGATGGAGTGGTCGAGCGCGCACAGGAAGAAGGATAGCATCGACAGGAAGTTAGAGGAGTATGAATCCTGATCCCGAACAGGTAATCTTCAAGCTCGACTCTCAGATCCTGAACTCTATGGATCTGTGCTGGGAGAGGTATAACCTCGAACATATCCAGAACTGGCGTCCTGCTCAGAAGGCTGCTGCTCTGGAGCGTGGGTCTGCGTTTCACAGGATGGTGCGATACTACTACGTTGAGAAGCGAAAGGGTCGAGCCATCCTCGGAGAGCACTCGAAGGTCGTAGAGGAAGCAGCTATGGTCGGTCGGCTCTATGCTGCTCAGTCCTCCATGTCAATGGACGACTTTGATGATGACCTTCGTGTGTTCAAGGAGTATATCCTCAAGTGGCAGTACGACGGCTGGGAAATTCTCGACATCGAGCAGCCATTCACGAAAGTCCTTTACGAGTCACCATTCCTCAAGATTCTATATGAGGGTGTGGTTGACATGAGGATTCGTGACCCCAAGATAGGCGAGGCAGTCGTAGACCACAAGACTGAGAGCCGCAAGTCCTATCCCTACATCCTCTCGAATCAGTTTCAAGGTTACGAGTGGGCCTTCGATCTCCCCGTCATTGTCAATAAGGTAGGCTATCAGACCTCACTTCCTGCTGATGAGAAGTTCCGTCGGTTAGAGCATAGGTCTGGTGCCTTCGCTATAGAGGAGTGGAAGAAGGACACCATTCTGACTGTGATGGATGCGGTCGAGCGTCACAAGACAGGTGTGTTTCCCAAGAATCGGACGTCGTGTGACAAGTATAGTGGCTGTATCTTTCAGAGGGTCTGCAAGGTTCCTCCTGAAACCAGACCATTCAAGCTGCAAGCCTACTTCTACAAGGCCGATCCGTGGGACCCTTACGCCAGAGACGACGACGATGTGAGAGAGGACGAGGCAGTCAAGGAGTCGGCATGAGTAGTGGACCTGACTGGGACAAGTGGATCGAGGCCATTCTAACTGATGGTGTAAACCTCTCCACTTGGGAAACAGACTTCGTTGAGTCGATTGAGATACAGCGTAAGTCTGGTCGGCAACTCAGTGACAAGCAGGCGGAAATACTCGAAAGGATTTACGCGGAGAAAACCCCGTAGGAGACAGCATGAATATCATCGAGACTCTATCTCAGTTCGAGCGCGCGTTGGTCAAGAAGCTCGGACACCAGAAGCGCATACTCAAGCAGATTCGTAGCATCATCAAGGGGCTGAAGGTCAACGGCGAGAGAAAGAGCAAGCCGAAGGAAAAGAAACCCGGTAGACGCAAGCTCACACCCGCCGAGCGCGCACGGATCTCCATCGCCATGAAAAAGAGGTGGGCACAGAAGGGCGTTGACAAGTGAGACGGCAGCGACCCATCACAGGTGGACGAACACCCCTACCTTCCTGTGTCATCGGACGGATACGTGAGAAGGTAAACGATGAGGCCATACGCTTCGACGTCAGCCGCTCATTCGTCGTAGCTACAGCTCTAGCTCATGCCTTTGGTATCTCCGAGCAAGAGGATTATCATAGGCTCAACTCTAATCACCGAGCTAAACCTCGAAAGAAGAAGCGATGAGCAAGCGCAAGTCTCACATCCACAAGTACAAGAAAGTCCCTTTCGGCAACAAGGGGACCATTGTCTTTCGTTGCATGATCCCCGGCTGTTCCCACTATCTACATGAGGAGATGGTGCGGAATCAGAAGTCGCTCTGTTGGAAGTGCAATACCATCTTCGTGATGACTCCTGACAAGATGAGGCGGCAGAAGCCTCGGTGCGATAAGTGTCAGTGGGCCAGTGGATCAGGGAAGAAGAAGGAGATGCAAGGTCTTTCCATCGAGAGCCTTGACTCGTTACTGGAGAATCTGTAATGCCACTGACAGCAGACATCACACTAGGCGGTCGATTCATGGGTCTATTCGTCGGTGCTAATGGGACCGGCAAGACCATCGCGGCTGCCTCATTTCCCGGCCCGGTTCTCATCCTCGACTTTGATGGGCGCGTGCGTCCGGTTCGATTCTTCTATCCCAAACGTAGGGACATTGAGTATTGGACTGTAGGGTTGGAAGGCGACAACCGTAAGGACGTTATCGGGTTCATCGAGTTCTGCGACCGCCTTGAGAAACTGCAAGACCGCTGTCCTTACGAGACAGTGATCATTGATTCATATACCTCTTACTCAGGCACGGCTATCCTACACCAGATGGGATACAAGGATGCCAAAGACGTCAAGCGGACGAAGGGTGGTCTGCCTATCCCAGATTGGGATGAGTACAAAGGCGAGACAGGCGTAGCCCTTCAGATCCTCGAAGTCGCCAAGTCCTTGCCTGCCCACTTCATCATGACAGCCCATCCAGTCAGCAAGGCGACGATAATTAAGCAAGGGGGCAGCACTAACGAAGTCCTAGCCTCCATGACCAAGTCGTCTACCCTCGCTACCTATGGATGGAAAACGGTTTCATTCCTCCCCAACTACTTCGACGAGATGTATTACTTCTTCAATGAAGTCTCGTCGCAGATGGGGCAGATCATCGAGCGCAAGATCCAGACTGTCTCGGTCGGTGAGATTGTAGCCAAGACTGCGCTGCCTCTCCCGGCCACAATCAACGTGACTGGTAAGCCTTTCTATCCTGTATTGCAGGCGATCTTGAAGGAGTATGACATCAAGATGCAGGAAAAGGCGAAGGCAGAAGGAGGTGTGGAAGTAGCCGTCTAGTCGAGTCACCGTTTACACGAACGAACCAATCACAGAGGAGAACAGACACATGCCACGGATGCAGATCAACCCCGAGGATTTCAAGCGGGCGAAACTCGTCAAGCCCGGTTGGTATCCGACTCTGATCAAGGAAGTCGTCGAGGAACTGGCAAGCGACAAGCAGAGCATGAACATTGTGCTCGACATCGAGAACGCCGACAAGGAGACCGAGTTCATCGGTGTCCCTGCGAAGCACTGGCTCACGGAGAAGTTTCCACAGGGAGCCGTTGCTCTCGTCAAGGCGTTCTACCCGACCATCAGCGAGTCCGCTGTTGCCGACATCGAGTTCGGTGACTTCAAGGGCAAGTACATCTACGCCAAGTGGGGGACCTCGCGCGGCAAGGATGGAACGCAGCCTCCGCGGAACGCCATCGAGGACTGGGCACCACTCCCAAGCAAGTACGGTCATCTGAACGTCGCGACGGAGCAGGGAGCAGCGGCGTCAGTTGCGGGTTTCGGTCAGTAACTAGACGGGGTGCAACGGTGATCCACATAGCGACATCGTTGCACCCTACTTCTGACTGGATTCGTAGACTCTTTACTCAACCTCAGGAGAATACGGACATGGCCGACAAGTTGGTTCTCGGTAGCAAGATGAAGATCATCGACATCGCTTCGGACGAGAAGAAGCTCAACCTCATCGACCCCGTCGACAGAGACAGGCTCGAACACGAGAGCGAGGAAGGCAAGGAGTCAGAG